TACCCTCAAATTACACATCCTATTGGAAATGTCAGGAAGTTTTGAGTGCAACAACAGCTTCACTCACAAGTGGTACTGGCCCTAGTTTGACCGTTCAGACTGGGGGTACATGGGCTTTAGTTGGGCCATCACAGCGACCAGCTAACCGCAATATCCCATATTCTGTTAACTTTGATGGGTCTACCACAAAAATAGTGGCTGCTTCGGCAACTCCAACGAACTTTGGTACAGGAGATTTTACGATTGCTGTTTGGGCGTATCGCAAAGCGGGAAGCGGTAATAATTCGTTATTCAATAACTACACGCCTAGCACAGGTATTTATTGGCAGTTTGAATCCAGTGCTGAATCATTGCGCGTATATTTAGGTGCGATTACATCTCGCCTTATTATTGCTAATGCTGGCTACCTGTTCAATGAAAAGTGGACACGCCTTGTTCTTCAGCGTTCAAGTAATACGGTAAACATGTTCGCAAACGGTGTCCTTATTGGAACGGCGACGGGTGTGTCAGCGGATAATTGCTCTGGGCGTGCTGCCGCTATTGGGGATACGAATTTTTACAAAGGCAGAATTTCACAGTTTAGAGCATGGAATCGCGCACTTTCAGCAAGCGAGATTATGCAGGAATGGCAGGGAACCTTGTCAGCGTCCGCTATTGCTTCCGGTCTTGTTACAGAATGGCTCATGACAGAAGGGTCTGGCACATCCGTTGCGGATACTTCTGGGAACAGTAATACGGGGACGATCACGGCAGGCAGCGGTGGTTGGGTGACGGATAGCCCAATGAAAAATCGGTTTCTCATTAAGAACTATCCGTATTCCCTTAATTTCAATGGGTCAACTCAATATGGTGTGACAAGTGGGAGCGTTCCGATGAGTTCAGCAACGAAATTAACCGTTGCGACATGGGTTAAAATCAACGCAACTACCGCAGGCCCACAGATTGTAATAGGGACGATCAACAATGCTGCTTCAAATAACGGCTGGGAAATTGAGTACGATAATAATGCCGTGTTGCCAAAAGCTTTTGTATTTCTCTGTAATCGAGGAGGCACGCTTAATTACGCATACACAGTGGCCATGCAACCTGGCTATTGGTACAGAATTGTTGGCGTCTACGACGGTTCCTTAGCCGCCGCCGGAAGAACGAAAATTTACGTTAATGGGGTGCTCCCAGCGAACAGCACTTTCGCTGATACTACCACGGGTGGCTTTGACGATGCACCGATTACGCTCGGTGATCGTTCGACTTCGGGGTTTTATCTTTCTGGCAAAGTTGCTCAAGCTAAAGTTCTTCCAGGTGTTGCGTGGACTCCAACAGACGTATGGAATGATTTTTGTGATTTTACGACCACGGGTACGCCTGTGGCTAATTACAATTTTACAAATGGCAGCGGTACGTCTGTGACGGACTCGTCTGGAGGCGGTTACAACATCGGGCTAGTAAACACCCCAACCTGGGGAAGTACGGATGTGCCACGCAACTCCAGAACACAAATCCCAAAACAAAATCTCTTACTGTATTCTGAGCAATTCGATCAGGCGGCTTGGTTCAAACAGAACGTGACCGTATCTGCGAATGCAACTACTGCTCCAGACGGTAATATAACTGCTGATCTTGTCTATCCTTCGTCTACGGGAACATTTAGGTCTGTCCATAGGTTCGCAACGAACGCAAAACTGTACTACGACAATACCGTTTCTGTGTATGCAAAAGCGGCTGGTATTAACTACATCACGTTTGTTGATTTTATGACTGGGTCAACCGGTACGGTTTGGTTCAACTTGAGTAATGGGACAATCGGTACTTCTGCAACGGGGTATACAGGAACAATCACAGATGTTGGTGGTGGTTGGTATCGCTGTTCTGTAAAAGGAAAAATGGGGTCATCCCCGGCATATTGTCAGATTATTCTTGCGGATGCTGATAACAGTGCGACGGCCACAACAAGTGGTACGAATGGCGTCTATCTCTGGGGTGCTCAGTGGAATACGACTACGCAGGCTACAGATTACCAAGTCACCACATCGGCTGCGGTGAATACGGGGACTCCTCGCATAAGAATTACATAGTATGGAAACGAAATCTGTTATTTCTAAGGAAACACTCGTCCCAATAGGACTACTCGTAACTCTTGCGGGTGGTGTTTTCTGGTTATCAACCCTCTGGTCTGATGTTCAAAACCTAAAGCAGAACCAAGACAAGCTCCAAATTCAGATCTATCAAACGAATGACACGGTTTCAAAGATTAGTGAAAAGTTAATCCGGCTGGAGACGAAGATGGACATGGTTATTGAGAGTCTGGCGGATATAAAAAAAAACTTAGTTATTGAAAATGTTAATAAATAACTTAACAATATGAGCACTCAAAATCATAAACCTTGGTGGTCTTCTAAGACATTGTGGTTTAACTTTGTAAGTTTAGTAGTTACCATAGCTACAGCTCTCCAGGCCGTTCCAGGTATTCCATCAAAATTTGCCGTTTGGCTTGCTGGAGCTATCGCAATCGGTAATGCAATTATTCGGTTCTATTCTAACTCTAAGATTAAATAATATGTACGACTCATCCATTCCATTTACCGCTGAAGAAATTAACTTAATTGAAGGTTCCGGTCTCACGCTCGCGGAACTCATCGAGTTCTATACCCGTTTTCCAGATCAGAATTTAGACACCGCTATCGCTGGATGCCGTGAAGAAAAACAGGCAAAGCAAGCAGGGGAGACCGTTCCGCTTGAAGCCGATACGACTATCTACCCAGACGCCCCTAAGCCACCAGAGGAACCGTTAAACCCCTCTTCAGAAACTTTACCCCAGGAATGAGGCCGCCAAGATTCATCATGGAGAAAGTCCTAGCTTATAGGCTCTAACATGGTGCATCGCTTCTGTGCCTGAATGTGACAGACACAGGGTCGTATGAAAAAACTCTTTATTGACTTAGGTCATTCGGTTAAATACCCAGGGGCGAACGGGGTTAAATCAGAAACAGCTTGGAATAGAAGCATCTGGTCATCTCTTGGTTCACTGATTGATTCTAAGAAATGGCAGGTCATTCTTGTCCCGACTGATTATGTGACGGACTGGTCTAGTAACCGTCAACTCATTAACCGAATCGCGTGGATTAACAAACGGGCGGCACCGACTGATTATCTTCTCTCGATTCACGGGAACGCAGCGGCTAACCCGAACGTACGAGGTGTCACAACCTGTTACATGGGCGGGTCTGAGTCTTCACGCCTTGAGGCCGTAAAACTGTCTGAGAGCTTTTCAAAGGCTACAAAGGTTCCAGTCTGGAATGGTGGAGCTTTCGACGACCGTAATGCCAGATTTGGGCGAATAGGCATGGTACGGGATACAAAGCCTTGGGCGTTACTCATTGAAGCAGGGTTTGTGACGAACAAGGACGATATGGCCGTCGATCCAAAAATAGCCGCTCAAGGAATTGCTAACTATTACAACTCTCTATGAAAGCCATGAACTACGAACACCGAAAGTTGATGCGTGAAGAAATGGGACTTAACAAAAAAGGAATGATTCCTGGAAAAGCTTTGCAAGAAGCATCTAAAGGTAATTCGGTACTTTCCACACGCGCAGCCATTACCCTCGGACTTCGCAAAATGCGTAAAAAGTAAAGGAAAATTAAACAAAAGTCAGCCTAAAACGGTTGACTTTTTTGTTTATTTATGGTTGTCTGCTCGATTATGAAAAATAACGAGTGCGAGGAAATCGTCATCAATCATAATCCGAGAGGGGGAAGACCGCAGCGCCCAGGTACGACCATCCATAAAACCATGGAGCCGCAAGATAGTCTCTTTGAAGTCAAAGAAATATCCTCGTCTCAGGTTATGAGAATCCATCTAAGATACTGCCAATGCGGTCGGAAGGTAGTCGCAGACGAAAATAGAGCCGTAGCTCTATTGGAAGCTCTCAAGAGGGCTTGCCTGCGGCCTTCTGCCAGCGTGTCTTTCTTCCATCGGGTACGTCAGAGGCTTTGAGGTCGGCAGGGATTACATATTTTGTAACCTTGAATACCTTACGTTTAACGTGTTTTTTCAACTTTCCTTTTCGCGCCCAGTCGAAGACCCGCTTGAAGTCTAGATCGTTTTTTTCCGCCCATTCGGGGAGTGTGATATATTCCATGTCGGACACAATAGCTTATCTCTGTATTAATGTCCATACGGTGGAAGTTATCCACAGAATAGACTTGACACTTCCGATATGTGGAAGTAAACTAGTCTCATCAAGCTACGGAAAGCGACAGGGGACACGGAGGTCTACACTTCCAACATCCCATGAAGCGAGGTAAGGCGGCCTCACATCACTCACTCGGGACATCGTACGGTGATGGAAACAGCGAAAACTGAGGTAGGAACTTCACAATTGAACCCACTGGAACGAGCGAGAAGATAGGCCGATTTGTTCGGTTTTTCATAAATACAGAGTGTCGCACAATATATCGTGTGACTCCCTGTATGGTTGAACTTTCATCGCTAAGTTGACTGATTTATTTCTTGCTCGTTCCGGTTTTATTCAAATCCTCGAAAGAGGATTTTTAGTTACAAACTATGAAAAAAATCAAATGGGGGATTGGTGATTTTATCGCAATCTTCATGCTTTGCCTTGGATTCGTCTACGGCATCGCCTTCTAAATATGGAACAAACTTGTGAAAACTGTGGAAAAAAATGCCTTACGGATTCCGATTCGTTGGCTTATTTCAATTCAGGTATGTGTGCCGATTGTGAATCAGAACGAAACAAACTCCTCTATGCTGACCAAGAAACAACAGAACCTAGTTTACTTTAACTATTCGCATTTGCCGTTTGAGATCACGTCATCAGAAAAGGAGAAAATCTTAGAGCTTGTACATCTGGACTTAACACCAGAAGACGCGAGCTGTTTTACTGGATACATTTTCAATCTAGCAAACAAACGTCCTCATGAATGGATGCCTGGAGAGAAGGAGGAAAACTTAAAAAACTTACGCCTAACGATTCAAAAATATGCAGACACAACCTCCGCTGGATAAGGATAAAGTAGCTCAAGTAAACGCTATTTCAGAACACTACACAGACCAAGTAACGCTACCGAAAACAATCTTTTTCAAGCTCTATATTGCACAGGTTGCCCTAGAACCTTTGAAGAAAGATTTAGAGAATCCGTATTTCAAAAGCAAGTACACAGACATCAACGCGCTTCTTGCAGTTGTTAAGCCGGTTCTTCACAAGCAACACTTAATCGTTTTGCAACCTTTGACGCAGGTCAACGGAAAGCCAGCTATTAGAACTGACATCATCGACGTAAGCACTGGGGAATCAGTCTCTGACGTGATTGTCATGCCTGAAAATTCAGACCCTCAGAAGATGGGTTCAACCATCACTTACTTCCGCCGTTACGCTCTTGTTTCCATGCTTGCCTTGGAAGCGGAAGACGACGACGGAAACTCTGGCTCAGGGAAGGAAGCGGCTGGATCTGGGAAAGAAACGACAGCAGAAAAGACCGTAACTTACGAAAAAATTTGCCCTAAGTGCGGTAAGGCACACACGGGGAAATATCCAACTTGCTATGACTGCTATGTTGCCAAGAAATAGTCAATCCATTGAACGACAACGAGCCGAAAGAAAGCTAGATATAGCGGAAAATGAGCTTTCACGAATCGTAAACATGATTACAACTCTCCAGAGCCTTCTTTTGGTTCTGGAGGGTTGGCGTCGCGAGAAGGTAAATCACATCCACAAAGTAAAAAATCAAATCAATTAAATCTATGACAGGTATCAGAAACCAAATCTTGGATTTTCTGTACGGGGAATACCTGAAAGATAGAAAACGGTACACGTCTGGCAAGGTCATAGAAGACCTGAAAATCTTTCGCAAGTACAAGACTTCCAACGTCTCAAGACGATGCAGAGAACTGGCAGAGGACGGGTTAATCAAGAGGGTACTGACCAACGGAAGCCGATACGTCATGTATCGGTTTTTGAAACATCCTAAATCAGTAATCTGGAAGACCTATGTTAGAAAACGGATGGGTAAAGTTTCACAGAAAAATGGTTGAGTGGGAGTGGTACTCAGACCATTCTGTTCGAGGTCTGTTTATGCACCTTTTACTGACCGCGAATTATGAGACGAAAAAGTGGCATGGGATAGAAATAAAACCTGGAGAAAAAGTCACAAGTTTAGCCATTTTAGCTCAAGAAACAGGTTTGACTTTACAATCGACCCGCACCGCTCTTTTCAAGCTAAAATCAACAGGCGAAATTGAGGAGACAGTAACCAATAAATTCCGCTTAGTTAAGATTAAAAATTGGGACAAGTACCAAATGATTGATAGCGAGACTAACAATCAAGCAACAGTCAAGCAACAATCAAACAACAATCAACTAACAACAAAGGAAGAAGGTAAGAAAGATAAGAAAGATAAGAATATACCCATTGCGGCTCGCGCCGCGCCGAGACTTTCCGAGGTGAAAGTTTTGGAACCTATCGACCCCTCCCCGAAGGCACTCCTGGAAGATCCAAAGCACCACGTCCGAGTCATCGGACTTTTTGCTTTGGCCAAGGGCGTGACTTTCGAGAACCGAGAACAACGGGATTCTTTCATCCGCCGAAACGTCCGCGCCGCCTCTGACTTGAAAGGGTACGAGACGGAACGGGTGAAGCAGGTGATGGACTGGCTTAACCAGAACGCCGACTACAAGTGGACGCTCGAAAGCGTCGGGAAGCACATCGACGAATACGGCCGACTGGTGAAGCAGGGGGAGAGCTTGGAGGACGCACTTAAAAAAATTCAACAATCCGACTATGGAAATTGAACGCTACTGGGAAACGGGAAGGACGAAAATCATCGCAGCGAGGCAAGCCTTTCTCGATGGTAAGCCGATGTACCAGAATTACGGGCTTGGTTCGATGAGCGAACGAATGCGGGGTTTACTCAAGGCTTCCGGAAAGATTACGACCCAAGACGGCGTGGACGTTGTTGCTCTCGCTCCGCTTGGAATCATCGAGTACGAGGAACGAGGGAAAGAAGAAAAACGTTTGGTCATTCGAGGAACTGAAAACCAGATCCGGCTCAAGCTGGACGCGGCAAAGTCTCAAATCAACCAATCGAAAGGAACGGTGACGCATGAAGAAATCGGATTTTATCCCGCTTGGGACGGGGAAAGCTTGTAACCCATGAAAGCTTGTAACCCATGAAAGCTTGTAAGCGATATGAAATCTTCCATTCCCGCCTCAATCACGAAAGTCACGACGATGCGCGACAAAACAGTCCGCGTTCAAGTTGACTGCCAAGAAATTCCTTCAGAGCACATGGCCGAGCTGTTCGACCTGAACGACAAGCTTGGATATTTCTTCTTCCACGAGAAGCCAATCAAAGAAATCGACACCTCAACACTTCCAGAAATCAAACTCGAAGACTGGGAGAAGCCGCCGAGCCAAAGACAGCGGGCGGTTATCTTCCGAATTTGGGAGCAGACAGACAAAAAACAAACATTCGAGGTTTTTTACCGTGACCAGATGGAAAGAATCATCGAGTGGTTAAAGCAAAAACTTAATTAAAAAAATAACTAAAACAAAAATTATTCAAAAATATGTTCGGAGATTATGAAAACAAACAAGGCCGCTGGTCTATCAACCAGTCGAAGAAACGTCATCCCTGGATTGCAGCGCTCATCGTTGCAATTTTCATTTGTGGAGCTTTACTTGTTGCTGGAAGCGCTAACAGCACTCGTGACGGATCTAGCGTGGGCAACGGACAGAGAGAAGAAAATCCTGATTACGGTTGCAAAAAAGTTGGAGAATCACATGGGGTTGGGGAGTGGGACTGTACGGACGCGAAAATCGCCCCAAGAAAGTCGGAACTCGACAAGAAGCAAGAAGTGAAGACGGCTCTCAAGAGCTGGATGGCCTTTGTAACCCGTTATACGCCCCGTGATAGCTGTCATTACCCGAAAGATGGTAAATGCCTCACAGCGAGTGGTCGCTTCGCCTCTGAGGGGCTTACAGCGGCTTGTCCGTATTTCTTAAAACTTGGAACTTGGATTGAAGTCAACGGGAAGAAATACCGATGTGACGACCGTTACGCGAAATGGTTGGACGAAAAACGTGAACTCCCGACGGTTGATTTATTCGGTGGAGATTACGACGAGGCAATTAAATGGGGGAAAAAGAAAATTCTCGTCTATGAAACATCTAATGCCGGTCTTTCAAAATAAAATAACTGCTGAAAACGCAAGAAATTGGTATGTCGAAAACGAGTGGAAGGTTACAGAAGTCAAACAGTTGTCAAACGGCGGATGGGGTTTTGAAGCCTGGAAATGAAGTCGGCTGGAATGACTGATATGAACGACAACGAGATTTGTTTCCACACGACGACCGATGCTGATGCCGCCGAAAGAAAAGCCATGAATCTAAGAAACAGTGGTTATTTCACCCACATAAAACAAAAGAAATATAAATTTTATGGCGAAACGGTTATCCGCTACGAAGTCTACGGCTCGCTTGGGAAATTCAACTTCTACAAAAGCAACCCCGCTAGGAAAGCTAAAAAAGAAAATGGATACAGTGTTTTCGAGGTGGATAAGGAATAGGGACAATGCAAAGTGTTTTACCTGTGGGAAAGTTGGAACCGTAGAAACCATGCAAGCAGGACACTACATATCCAGATCCGTTCTTTCACTGAGATGGGACGAGCGGAATGTTCACTGCCAGTGCATGCCCTGCAATATCTGGAAACACGGAGCTTTGGATGTGTATGCCCTTAACCTACAGCTCAAATACGGAGACGGAATCTTGAAGGAATTAGCTCGCATGAAAAATACACGAATCCGTTTCTCGTCGAAAGAACTTGAGGAGATGATTAAAAAATACTCTTAAATTTGTCTCGCTTCGGCGTTTCAATGGATGGGGGTTTACATGCTATCTGCTACGAACTCTCTGCACGCTCCCGTTGAAGCGTCCAAGCGGGATGAATTAAAGGTTCTTTATCCCGTTCATTCACTGTTTAGTTGAGTGCTAAACGCCTAGTCTAGTACGTTGGAACTGTTTTCAGGTCGAATTTGAGCTTAAAAACCACTTTCAATGGCTTGAAGGGTTCGGCTTACCGGATAAGTGATGCGTATACGACCGATATACGCCTCTCGCTTCCAATCAGTCTCTTTCAAACATCACTCCGGTGGTGGGCAAATGCTTAGAGATTGATTGAAAGCGGGAACGGTTTGCTCTGAGCTATCTCATGGGTAGCTATCATGGAACAGAGCAAGCCTCTCGCCGCGAGTGGTGATGACGGAAAGTCTGGTGCTGGGCATCGCTGAGGCACCAAGACAGCCTTGGCTTGCCGGGTCTTCATCACTCCTCACGGCGAGTCGAAAGATTCGCAATAAGGACGATTCGTATAACGGTTAGTACGGTGGATTGTCAATCCATTAGCGGGAGTTCAACTCTCCCATCGTCCGCCATGGGACTTTCAACACCATCCAAAGTCCGTAAAAAGAAAGGGGTGCGACGGGTTTGCGGGAACGTATAAAAACCGCACCAAGCCCTATTGAGAAATCTTATTGTGGATTTAAGACCACGAAATCCAGGTGATTAAATCTGGGAGAAGGCACCATGGCGACAAAAAGATGTGTGGCGGAAATAGGTAGACGCTATGTGTTCAAAGAGATAGTCCAAATCTCATGCGAGGTGACTTTACGAGTAAAAAACAACGAAGCCCTACAGGGAGACTTGGTAGGGTTGCCTACTCCCTCTCGTCAAATCCTCGCCACATCTCCCNNGTCGCCCGCGCGAGACATGGCCAGGGTACGACTCGGTAGAGTTAACATCGCCGAGTACGACACCTGCCTCTCGCGGGCGGCGAATAAGCCGAAAGAATATGCGAATATTTTACCTATATCGAATTGAAGATGAGAGCGGCATTTCAGGCAGAGGCATCGTTGCCGAAGGCTGCCAGTTCTCAGACGGCCAATGCTGCATGACATGGCTTACGAACCTCACATCCGTCGCCGTTTATAAGGACATGAAGACGCTTGAGAGCATCCATGGACATAAAGGCAAGACGCGAGTGGTCTATGAGGATTCGGACGAAGTGGAGAAGGAGACTGGCGAAGTGTTCATTTCCGATCATATTTCGCTGTTCCGAATGAAGTCGGACGGAACAGAAGAGTTCATGGGGAGCGGTGAAGCTGGGAAGTTCTGCAAGATCAGCGAGTATCTCAAGTGGCAAAAGTTTAGCAAGGAGAACCCTGAGATCCACACGCGATATCCAACGATGCCGTGAGATAGAAGAGACTGGCGAGCTAGTCGCCCGTCGCTGTGAATGATGATGAACGTACGCAGGAGGTAGAACCTGGTACGGGATGAACTGGATGAGCTATGTAGGTTCGAATCCTACCCCAAAACATCTCTTCATCATTCTTCACAGTGGCGAAAGTCGCAAAAATATGCAAAAATTCTGGTATTTCTTCACGACGTTCTGTTGCCCTCTTTGCTGCGGTGAAAAGACTTACAAAGAGCGCATGATTGGCGAGAAGCCAAAAGAATGGTCAGACAGGCATGAGTTCCTTGAATCTTGGGATGGATGTCAGATGTAGGGCGATCCATTCGCCCGTCGCTGTGAGGTGGTGAAGATGACGGGTGCAACTCCCGCCGCACGAGAAGTCTGGATCATTACCAGCATCACCTCTTCACAGTGGCGCAAGTCACAAATGACCTAGATAACCCCAAGCCGCTAGGGGATATCCCGCGATAACTTCAAGGGAAAAGAATCGCAGGTTGAAATCCTGCCTAGGTCGCCAAGGAGAAAGAAAGATGAGAGTGTACGTCAAAAACGTTCCAGAACTTGAGATAACCACCACCCTTACGGATAAAGAACTCATTGTTCTCATCCAAGCGTTTCAGCGCGGCCTCATCACGGGGAAAATCCGCGTAAACTACTACAGGGGAGAAAGGTATCTCGAACTTGCCGCTATCGACGTGGCAAAGACGCTTCCCAATGTCATCTTTGAGAAGCCTTCGATCCTTCCGCCTCCACTCATGGAGGTTTAACCCCTCGGCTGACTTCGGTCGGCCTTCTCTAACCATCTATTTGTACGGTTTGCGGTACAAAACCCGCAAAAGTCTTTTCTTCGGAGGAGATGATGCAATGCCGGTATAAGTAGGTGGTCAGAGGGAATAAAATAATTAACCCAAAAGCTATGCAAACATACCTTGTTTTAGTGCAATCAAAATATGAGAACAAAATTGCGCCTTAAAGACATTTGTTTCTACAAAAATGGCACAACAAAGCCATCAAATCCAAACGATAAGCCAATTTGTAGAGTCATAGTAACGGTAGAAGATATTAAACCAGAATATTTCGAGATGATTGAACGAATTGAAATTGAATTTGTGCCTAAAAAAATAATATGCGCTACTTTCTCAAAAAAGATTTGCCAGGGATCAAAGCGGGTGCGGAGATGGAGAAGGTTACAGTAACCCAAACAAAAAACACATTCGCCAATGGTCACATCTTCAGACCTGGACAAATGGTTGAGATGGTTGACGCAGTCCTCATCGGCGTATGGAAGGAAAAAGACAAGAACGATTGGCACCGTATTCCAGAATCCGAAACATCCGAATGGATCGAGGAGAGGGATGCCGAAAAATGGTGATGTTTTTTTATGCCGGATCTTGAACGGGAGGATGAGAATCCAGTAAAGCTATCTTGGTCACACCACCCATACGATTAAAGGATCTTCGCAAGACATCTATGCTGTAGTACCAAAGAGCGAGCCATCGCCCTCGCAGAACATCTTATTCAAGCCGCTAAAGAATGGCATGAAAAGCAATAAAAAAAGACACGTATATATCAAGGTTTTTGGGTCAAACAAGAGAACGCTAGTTGACGAGCGTTATTTGGGTAAGGTTTCTTCTACGAAATGGCATCTGTACAAAGGCGGCTACGCCAGGGGTATGGTCAACCGCAAGCTAGTTTACCTACACAACATAATTATGCCGAAAAAAGATGGTTTCGTAGTTGATCACATAAACAACAACAAGCTTGATAATCGAAGATCAAACTTGCGTTATCTGACAAACCACCAAAATATAACCCGATCCCCTGGATGGATGCGCGGAAAGTTTAAGGGTGTTTACAAAAATACGAAGGGTGAAACTTGGTTTGCGGCAATCACTTACCATGGCATTCAGGCAAGACTCGGCTCTTTTCGTTCAGAAAAAGAAGCTGCTATGGCTTATAATTTATTCGCAAAAAAGTTATTCGGTAAACTTTGTTTTCTAAATAAAGTTCATAACTAAAATAATATGCACCCACTCCGCGCAATTGGAGCGTTTGTCTTGGTTTGGTCTACGGCTGTGTTGTTACAAGAGGAGAGTATGAAACATCGAAAAGTGAAAAACATCACAAAAAACATGAATGAATACTCAAAAACTACTCTTATCCCCACCATAAACACATTTCTACTTACTTTATGAAAAAGAAAAAACACGATTACTATTCAATCTTTTTTTACATCCCACTCTACAACACAGACGTAATGGTCATGGTTGGGGCTAAAGACAAAAAAGAAGTTGAATACCTGCTAAAAAAACAACGGGTCAACAAGGATACAATAAAACGCTGGGTAGAGCATGAAAACCTGTCATGGTTACTGAAGCAAGAAGCTGGATCGTTGGTTGATAGCGACAAACTCGAAGTGATTTACCATTTTAAGAAGTGGGACGGGGACGAACACGACATTCGCATTCTCGTCCATGAAGTAAGCCACATGGTTGACCAGATCGCCGAAGCGAAAAACTTTGTGAAGGAAACGGAGGCAAGAGCTTATTTGAGTGATTATTTATTTCATACGATTAAAACGAGTTTATGAAAAAATGCTGTGAAGAAACGACACGATACCTGACTAGATTGTTCAACATGAAGGAATGGCAGGATGCTAAGGAAAATATGATCGAAAAATATGGAAAGGTTTTATCCGTCATCGAAATAAAAGAAATGGCGAAAAAAGAAGGCATTACTTTCCGCGAGATGCAAGAGAGACTTGGCTTGGACAAATGCCTATGACCATCCCCCTCAAATCCCTCATTGAAAATGGGTTAATGCCTAAGGTATGAAAACTCAAGACTTTATCTTCGAACGTATGAGAGCTGCACAATTTTATATTCCGATTGGTTGTAATGATTTGACTGTTGAAATAAATGGGAGTTGTCAGGATGTTCGGTTGGAAGGCGACGGCATAGACGTGACTGATTTGTCCTTGGATGAGTTCAAGGAATGGGTAAAAAAATTAACTGAACTTATCTCGGCTTTAGAGGGAGATGTGAAGGATTTAGAAAAGAACTGGCCAAAGAAAAAGTCTTGATATGCTAACCCTCAAATCCCTCATCGAAGCCGTGGAGAAGGCGAAGGTCATTAACTTTTGCGAAGATGGTTGGGAACACAATCTGATCGACGCCGATATTTTACTCAGTGAGTTAAAAAAGATGGATGAATATGAAAGAAAAAAGAAAGACTCTCAGAACACATGGCATGAGTCACACTAAGATATATAAAGTCTTTAGTGGCATGAAAGAAAGGTGTTCAAACAAAAACAACCCAAGTTTTAGACACTACGGTAAACGAGGTATTAGATGTAAATGGAATTCTTTTGAAGAATTTTACAGAGATATGGGAAAGAGCTATCAAGATCTTACAAAGAAGCATGGGAAGATAGAGTTAGAGCGGATAGACAACGATGGCGACTACTGCAAGAAAAATTGTCGCTGGACAACACATCTAGAACAGATGAGAAATACACGATCAAACGTCTTCATAAAATGGGAGGGAGAAAAATTAACCTTATCAGAACTTTCCAGAATGTTGGGCATTTCATACAATTCTCTTTATTCTAGGCTGAACAAATTAAAGTGGTCTACCGAATCTGCATTTAAAGATCCTATTAGGAAATACACTAATACTAAACGAAAATATGCCTCTAAAAATAGATGAGATTAAGAAAATGATGGCGGAAGCGACGCCTGGAGAGTGGAAAGCTTGTGGCGCATCAGAAGGCAAGTGTCAGTGCCGTCTTCTATGGACAGTCGCAGACAAAGAAAACGAATATGTCATCGCTCGAACTCTCACAGAGAAAGATGATGACTGTACAGGTGGTGAAGGTTGTGACCATGAGCAGGCATGTGCCAATTTAGCTTTTATCGCCGCTCTCCCCGAAATTGCCCAGCTCGCGATTGAACAGGCGGAGGAGATTGAACGGTTAAAGTCAATGATTCGAGACAGGGTATCTATTCATAATGGGTCTGGTTTCTTACGTTCAATCCAAATTGAAGGTGCCGAAAGTACCCTTACTATTAAGGATAATCAATCTAATATGCAAAATGACCAAGAATGGTGGAAAACTGGAGAGTTCACAGAATATTTGAATTGTGAAATCAGCGATTTTGAAACTGGCAATTGTTCAGATGAGATCCAAGTCCCTGAATACCGAATTGAAGCCATTCTCGCCGAACACCGCAAGCGCGTAGTCAGAGAAATTCGGGAGGCGTGTTGCGATGTCTGTAAAGATGCGCTAGACTTGAAAAATGAAAAAAATGTATAAAAACGCTCGTGAGCAAGTCGATTCAAGATTTTATTTAGCTATTCATTATTGGTTAAAAAAGAAATTTGGAGTAGCTGATAAATGTGAGAACAAAAAATGTGAAAAGAAAAGTAGCAATTATAGTTGGGCTAAAAAGCCTAATGCTGAATATGATTTTAAACGAAAAAATTTCAAAAAGTTGTGCTATAGCTGTCATGCAAAACTTGACACTACGCAACAGACAAGAGAATACATGCGAAAAATAAACGTAAATACTGGGAAAACTCACTGTAAGAATGGTCATGAGTTTACCAAGGACAATACCTACATGATCGGAAAATGGAGAAGCTGTAAAAAGTGTAGGTTCAACCGTCGTCTTGCCTTTCAACGAAAGAAGAATGGAGTAAGACCAGAAAATTTTAAAGCCAGTTATTTCCCTACTCGGGAACCATAATATGCCCTACACCCTAAAACAAGCTCGTAAAGAGCAAGATGAAGCCAGAAAGAGTGGCGATGATGATGAGGTGATCTTCTGGTCTGGATACTTGGCGGCAATGATTGACCACGACTACCCACCATTATTCAAATCGAATGATGATTCTATTAGGCCTCTCGTTTTTCAACCAGGCGTCACCGAGCTATGAGCTACGACCTTTTAGACAAAGCCCCAAAAGACCACATGAGTGAAGAGTTCTTGCAGTTTTTGAGAGAGAACAACAAAGTAATTTATGAAGATATTTTTTGGCTCGTTATTGCGAATTGTAAGTACGATAAGCCAAGCAAGCGGTGGTACACGGCATTTTTTAAGACAAATGATTATTTTGCTGGAGGTGCAGGGTTTGCTCTGCTGAAGCTGAACCAATTATTGATAAACTTTCGCGCATTGACCTGGCTCATCAAAGCCCCGAAGGATAGAAGCGTTGAGAGATTCCATGTGCATTTGTATGAGTGATAGTAACCCGCCTAACAAGCGGGTTTTTTGTTATTTTGCTTAATGAATACCATTTTGGTACATTGGGTATATGCCAGGCGGAAGACCAACTGTAATGACGCCAGAGACGCTAGGAAAACTGCGTGAGGCTTTTTTAATGGACTGTTCAGATGAGGAAGCTTGTCTTTTCGCTAAAATTAGCCCAGACACTTTGTACGAGTATCAAAAGAAGCATCCAGAGTATGCCGAGGAAAAACGCTTAATGAAGCAAAATCCTTTCCTTGTCGCACGCAGATCTGTCCTAAATACGATGGAAAGAGATGGGGAACTTGCTTTGAAATATTTAGAGCGAAAAAAGAAGTTAGAGTTTTCTCTACGCCAAGAACTCACTGGAGAAAATGGAACTCCACTTCAGGTCAATGTCATTTCTTACAAGGATGCAAATAACAATCCCGCATAATTATCAGCCGCGTGATTACCAACTGGAAGCGTTAAAGTCTCCCGCTCGTTTTAAAATAATGGTATGGCACCGTCGCGGCGGGAAGTCCAAGACAGTTTTGAATGAACAGATAGCAAAAACTCAGATCAAGAAAGGGATTTATTACTATTTCCTTCCGACCTACAAGCAGGCTAAACAAGTCATTTGGGATTCTTTGATTAAAGACCACATCCCGATGGAAATCGTGGAGAAGAAAAACGATTCTGAGTTAGCTATTTATTACAAGAACGGTTCAATCCAGCGCTTTGTCGGATGTGAAGATATAGACAAGCATCGCGGTATTAACCCTATAGACGTTGTATTCGATGAATACTCAGAAATGAGTGAGGAGATATGGACGGCTATCGTTCAGCCTGTCTTACGCGAAAATAAAGGCTCGGCCACGTTCATCTTCACTCCTAAAGGCAAGAATCACGCCTGGAAACTCGTTCAGATGGCAAAGGATAATCCGGACTGGTTTGTCTCTATCAAGGGAATTTACGATACCTATGCCTTAGATGAAGACGAAATCGAGAAAGCGAAGAAAGAAACTCCGGAAGCTTTATTCAGACAAGAGTATCAGTGTTCTTTTGAAGAAGGTGCTGGCCAATTCTTCCGTGGGATAAAGGAGTGTCTATGGGATATCGACGGGACACCAGTTGAAGGGAACCGATATCAAATCGGTGTAGACTTAGCCAAATATCAAGACTGGACTGTCATTACCCCATTCTGTCTTAACACCTTTGAAGTCTTACCCCAGGATAGATTCAATCAGGTTGACTGGAACCTCCAGAAATCCCGTATCCAAACCGCCTGCTATAAATACTACAGGGGAGAAATTGAGATTGACGGTACGGGTGTCGGCGATCCGATTGTCGAGGACTTAAAGAAAATGGGCTTACCAATTCGAGACAACGGTTTTAAGTTCACGGAAACATCACGGACTCAGTTACTGAATAACCTAGCCATCCTCATTGAGCAGAGGAAAATCAAACTCCCACGGGATGAAGGTTTAATCTCAGAACTTGAATCATTTAGGTACATCTTGGGGGAGAAGGGGAAGGTTAAGATAGCCTGTCCTGAAGGATTACATGATGACCGAGTGATGAGTCTCGCTCTGGCTGTTTGGGGGCAAGCTGACCCGATTAAAAATACCTATTCTGACGCTCCCGCATTTGTGGCTCCACGTTATTGAGGCTAGAATACTCGAAAAGGGGCGCGACATACTTTATGCCGCGCAAAAAAACTGAATACAACCACGAAAAAACGGAAACGGTTAAAGAGAAAGTTATCGAAAAGGCTTATCTCATTGACCGCGCTGTTATTAGTCGCCGAGCAACTGCACTCAATCCTGAGCCGCATGATGTATACGCTGCTGCGGCTAGCCTTGTTCAAAAAGAAAAACTGTCATACGAGAACGCTAATCAAGGTATTAAGGAATCCTTGAAACGTGCCTATAAGAATTATCTAGGCATTTTTGATGAACCATACGACCCATATACGGGACGTAAGAAGATATTTAGCCCACTGACCCATAACATTGTTGACTCAGTGGCTAAGCCTGTATCCGTTGAGGCTTCGAGTATCAAGATTCTTCCAATGAGCGAGGAATCGAGAACCAAGGCAAAAATCATTAACATGGTTTTGCCGTACTTTCTTCAGTCAATGGATTTTAACTCGTTCATGCGCGAGTTCGTCCATCGTACGGCTTGGTTAGGTACTCAGGTCGCAATCACGGACTGGGTGTATGAAGAAGTAGAAGTTTCAACCGAAAAGGAAGCTGACATGATGGTCAAACAGCTCCGAGGTTTTGCGTATAAACAGAAGATTGGAACTAAAACCCGTGTCGTTAAGCAAGATCATCCTCGTGTACGTTCAATTAACATCATGGATATTTACGCTCCGGCTACGGCTGAGAGCCTTAAATGGTGCTGTAAGCACGCTTCCGTGATTATCCGTTCTCAGATGACTGTTTCAGAGGTTCAGTCGAACCCACTGTATGACGATACTGTTAAGGCTACGTTAAGCGGTCGGACATGGGAGGGGAGAGACCGATACGATTCTTCTTCTTTGAATCAATACGCTTTGTCTGGATACATTTCTGGTGAGACAAAGGTTTCAAGCGGCATGGAGTTTCCGCGCTCTGAGAACCCAATGGTTTCTATCTTCGACCGCTACGGGATGATTCCTAAGAGCTGGATTACGGGAGACTATGAGAAGGATGCTTTAATCAATGTCCCTGGAATCATTACGACGGTTTCAGACTCTAACGGAGGGGACATGCGTACTCTCTGTGTCCGTATCTCCCCATTCGGAGAATCCGGACCATTCGAGGAGGAACGATTTAACACCATCCCGAACCGTTGGTACGGGGAAGGTTTGGCCGAGCGTCTTATCCCTCTTCAGACCTGGCACAATGAAGTGATTAACAACCGACGAAATAATGAGATTCTGGTTCAACATCGGATGTTTATCTACAAGAAAGGAACGGTTGACCCGCGTCAGTTTACGTCTCGTCCAGGTGGGGGGATTGCGGTAGATAACATGGCGGATGTTCAGGCATTACAAATGCAGGATATCTCTCAGTCTTCTTTTGCTGAGGATTCTTCAATCGAAAGCGCAGCCCAACGCTTAGCGGGTGCAGCTCAGACCCCAATTCAAAAGAAAGTTACGGCAACCGAAATCCAGAACATTCAGGCCAATGCGAACATTACCTATAACGAGTTACGGGAAACGACGGAACGCTTTGTTGAGCGGTTGATCCTCCGCCACGTCATCCCGCTCCTACAGAAGTACTACTCAGGGCAACGGACGATCCCGATTAAACTTCCGTTTGCAGAAGCGTCAGAATTGGATACCTATAACGGTTACGCTCCATTTGCGACTGACAAGCTCGGATTAGACCGCTTTATCTTCTTGGATGACCCTTCTATCTTTGATGGCGACTTCGCTGTCACAGTTGATATCGAAGGGACAACAATTACCCGTCAGTCACAGGCACAAGCCTTACAGAACTCGATTCTCATGGCGTCCAAACTCCAACAGCCGGACTTTAATATCAACTTTGCTTTCCGCAAGATGAACGAGCTTATGGGCTTGTATGACGACCGTTTATTTGAGAAGCCACAGACCCCGAACATGCCGTCAGGTGTGACGGGTACGAACATGGCTCCTCCAGGTATGGTTCCTGGTGCCGCTCAACCAAACCCAATGCAGTCAATGAGTAATATGCTTGCTCAACAGTAAATGGCGGGATAAACTTCCGTCATGAGGCCGATTGATATAAAGAAAAAAGAGCTACAGGAATTAGATAGAGAGCTTCGAGACTGGGAAGATATCCGAAGACATGGAGCCTGGCAGAAGCTCATAGAGTATTTAGAGAATCGGTATATCGAGCTTGGGATGAAGACATGCGACTCACTCAGGGAACTGTCAGACAGAAACGGTCGGATGAGTGAAATTAGAAGTCTGTTCCAGTTTACGAGGCATGAATTCAATCAGCGTGAGGTGTTACTTCAAAATATCCGAATGTTAGAAAAGGACGAGGATGAACTTCCTGACCCTATGGGATGGCTCACAAATGAGTAGCCAAAGGGGCGCAACTCAGGGTGTTTATCACCCCTCTCTCATTCTTAACTTAACAACATGGCAGAGACACAACCGACCCTTAACTCCGACTCCGTTAGCTCAACGGAAGGAAACGAGGAGGTGCAGGTCAATGCGGGTTCAGTACCTGGCCAGACCGACGCAGCGATGCAGGTCGATCTAAAGGCTTTGGAGGTCATTAACCAGACCACAGGACGTAATTTCGCGTCTTTTGCTGAGGCTCAAAAGCATTTACAGCACCTTAACTCACTTGTAGGTGACCGAACGGTCGCCGAACAGCGAGAAAAGGCAGCGATGGCTGATTTATTCCTTAATGCGTATGCAGAGGAACAAAACCTTTCGCTGGATGAAGCACGCGAGCAAATTAAATCCTTAGTTGGTAATAAACGTACCCCAAAACCTATGGAACAAGAGCCAGTTTCTTCCGTCCCTCAAGAAGTCCAAGCACAACTTGAGGAACTAGCGCGGTTTAAGTTTGTCAGTGAGCACCCTGACGCTAAACCGTACATTGAGAAAGTCGCAGCGTATGCAAAGGCGACTAAAACGACCCTTTCCTCGGCTTATACCGAGCTATATGGCGAAGTCCTCAATAAAGCGAAAGAAGATGACAATGCTGAGTCGTTGCGCGCCGAAAAGATCGCAGCACAAGTAAATGTGTCTGCATCCGGCAACGTGGCACCTCCACCAGATAACGAGCGTCAATTGAAACAACGCTACGCTAAATCAGGAGGGCGTGACACGGACGCGATGCGCGATATTATCAAAGAACGGCTGATGAAGTCCGCTTCTAAGAAATAGCATCGAGGAATGGGGGAGCTACTAACTTTGTAACTCCTCTATGGCAACCGACAATTTGCTCCGTTCCTTTGGCGATACCTCAGTCGTCGAAGATGTTTTAGACCTCGTTGAGATGCTCTCTCCAGCGGAAGACACTCTTTTCCGCACATTAGGTAAGAGCACCGCTGATAACACTGTCCATCAATGGCTTGTCGACACCTTGTCGAACAACGCAGCCGCTGGTGAAGAAGCAGCTCAGTTCTCAGCTTCCGCCCTTAACAACCCAACCCGTTCGACGAACATTACCGAAAACATTAACTATGACTTCGGTGTGTCTGATGTTCAGCGTGCTGTAGACCACTACGGTTTCGCAGATCGCTTCGCATACGAACAGGAAAAGGCGATGAAGTCCTGGCGTAACTTCGCAGAACAAGAATTGCTCCGTGGCTCTCTTGTCTCTGGTGCTTCCGGTACCGCTCCTCAAATGGCTGGTATCATTAACTGTTTGTCCACCAATGCAACGGCTCATTCCTCGGGTACGATTTTCAACCAATCTATCCTCGATGGTATGTTGGCTCTTGCTTGGGCTAACGGTAACGGCGAACCTGTGACTGACTTGTATGTCGGGCACTTGATGAAGCGCCGTATTTCTCAGTTCTCTGGTCGCTCTGGTACGCAGTTTGTTATCCCAGCCGATAATGAACAGTTGATTACCACGACTTCCGGTTATACTTCGGACTTCGGTGATTTGAAGGTTCACTTGCACCGCTATATCGACAACAACTTGGCAGGTACAGCCGACGCAACCTCTCGCGTCCTCGGGATCGCAGCTTCCAAGTTCAAGATTGCGTACTTGATTAACCCTCAAGTTCAAGTCTACGGTAAGCGTGGCTCGACGACTGACGCTCGCGTTACAGGTGCTCTCACTCTTGAATCCCTTAACGAACGCACTTCTTTCGTCGCTTCCGGTTTCTTGCGTGCCGCTTAAACGCATTTCCGCTCTTTCAAAGAACACCCTTCGGGGTGTTTTTTGGTTGTGTTTTTTGGTTATTATTTGAATGTAATGAATCAAAGTTGTACTCTTTAGACATGAAGACCTTTCAAGAGCTACAAGCGCGGGTGGTTCCGAGTGAAGAAGTGAACTGGAGACAAGTAAAGCTCCTTGTCGAAATGTACACAGAAAGACATCCGGAAGAAGTGACCGGATGTATCGAGGTTGTGAAGAAAAAGAAAGCCTTACTTAATAACAAGTTTGGCCTTACCTCCACAGATAATGAAATGCGCCACTTGTACGAGTTGCCGCCGAATTTATATGCGGCTCTTACCTACAAATGGCCGAAGGTTCTGACGGAAAAGAACCTGATCCATTTTTTGAAAACTTATCCAATTTTTTGCGTCGCTGAGAAATTATGACGAATGAAATCACCCTTGGTTTTTGTGCTATCTCACGAAACAAGGACTTACCGAACTTAAAACGTCTTTTAGCCACGGTTAAAGGAGTAGATGCAATCTATCTCACTTGTGCCGATAAGGAACCAGCTAACGAGGAATTTAAGGCTCTTGCGAAGGAGTACGGAGCGGAGTTGAGTGAGTTTACTTGGATTGATGACTTCTCGGCTGCTCGTAACTTTAATTTCTCACAGGCTAAGACGGATTGGATTGTGTGGGGAGACTCTGATGATGAAATCGAAGGTCTTGAACGGGCAAAAGATTATCTTAAATTACTCCCACCGATTGTTCAGGCAGTTATCTGTACCTATAACTATTCCTTTACGGGTAATGGGACGGTCGGGACACAGCACCCAAAGGAGCGTTTTATCCGAAATAACGGTCTTTCAGAATGGAAGGGGAGATTGCATGAATCCTGTATCACGCCGGAAGTGACGCCATGCTCACGCTTTGACGACATCATTTGGAACCACCGGACAGACTCTAACCGTTTCAAAGACTCAACCGAACGGAATGTGCGGATTATTGAGAAGGAGATGGCTGACCAGATTGAGGGTGGAAAGGTAGACCCAAGAACCGTGTTTAATCTCGGGATGGCCTATGCTTCTATCGCTCAGAACTCAGGCCAGAAAGAGGATTGGGAACGAACATTGAGTGCTTTCTTTAAGTATCTTCAAATGGGGGAATGGGATCAGCATATCTACATGGCTTGGAAGTATGCAGGTATTTGTCACATGAATTTGAACAACCCCGCACTAGCGGTGGGAGCTTTTAAGGAAGCCGTCATGATTGAACCGAACTATGCCGACGGCTTGTCCATGATGGGGAGTGCATATCAGGCTTTAGGGGACGATAGTAAGGCCGAGAAATGGTACTTATTAGCCCTCGGAGCTGGGAAGTTGAACTCTTACGCCTCTGACATTGAAACGTCTAAACTGACGCCTTTATATAGCCTTGCAACCATTGAGGCGAAGCGTGGGAAACTGGATAAGGCTAATGAATATCTAGATGAAATCGAGAAACTGACGGGGGATGACAAGATGACCTCGACTTTAAGAGCTGAAATCGAACGGGTAGACGCTTTTATCAAGCATTCAGAATCGGCTATCGAACAGATTGAGAAGCTGCCAGAGGACGAACAGAAAGCCGCCTATGATGCACTGCCTCCGGATTTGAAATCATCTATCCGCGTCTCTCTCTACCGGAAGTCAAAGAATTGGAAAAAAGAAACGAGTGGGAAGGAAATTACAATCTTTGGGACGTCTTGGGAGGAATGGAACCCTGACAGTGCCAAGACGGGTATCGGTGGGAGCGAAGAAGCGACTATTTACCTAACCCGTGAACTTAAAAAGCTCGGTTGGGATGTTCATGTCTATGGGATGCATGGGGAAGTCGCAAAGGAATACGATGGTGTTTGGTACCACCCATGGTGGGATTGGAGTCCAAAGGAACCGACGGATATCTTTATCTCTTGGCGTGACCCAAATCTCTTTGAGTACGAGATAAACGCAAAAAAGAAATATTGCTGGTTGCACGATACAAACCCGAAGGAGTCTTTTACCCCAAAGCGTTTGGCGAACATCGACAAAGTTATCGTCCTATCCAAGTACCATCGTTCCCTGTATCCGAACATCCCTGATTCTCAGATTCTCTTATCTTCTAACGGAATCATTCCGGAACACTTTGCCCTTGAGGTCGAACGTAATCCGAAGAAGGTCTTGTACACCTCTGCCCCGAACCGTGGGCTTGAGTGCCTGTTAAAGATGTGGCCGGAAGTAAAGAAACAGGTACCAGAAGCCGAACTTTACTGGGCGTATGGTTGGGACACATTCGACAAGATGCAGAAGAACAACCCGAATGCAGTTAAGTACAAGGAAAAGATTGTCTCTCTCTTGAATCAACCTGGAGTGACTGACCTTGGACGTATCGGACATGAGGAGCTGGCGAAGCACATGCTTTCCGCTGGTGTCTGGACTTATCCTACTGAATTTACTGAGATCTTCCCCGTTCATGGTGATACGTTGATTGAAACGTCTAAAGGGCAAGTACCTATTAAAGATTTGGCTGGAAAGAATGACATTTTTGTTTATTCCTGGAATGAAAAAAAACGGGAAATAGAGCTATCCAAAGTAAATTGGTGTGGGATGACGCGAAAAAATGCTGATGTTGTTAAGATAAAAATGAAATATGGAGTTGGCAAGAACGCAAAGAAGGAATGTGAGCTAATCCTCACCCCAGACCACCCTGTAATGATGAGAGATGGATCATGGAAAGAAGCAAAAGCTATAAAAGCTGGTGACAGAGTTATGCCAATGAACCGGGTAAAGAATGGATGGGGCAACGGGTATGATTTACTTGTTGCTGGCTATGAATACGAAGATGGAGCGCACAGAATAGCTTGCCGTTATCATACAGGTGACTTATCTGACTGTGACGTTGACCATATTGACGGGGATGTTACGAATAATGATCCGTCTAATTTACAGGCTCTTTCTCGTTCTAGTCATTGGAAAAAAACATGGAGCGTGCTCCCTTCTGATAAGAGAAAGAAATGGGGAGATCGAGTTCGCTCTAACCTTGATAAATACCATGCTTCCTTGGGAGAAAGTCTTTCTGATGTAAAAAGAAAGGCTGCTCAATCACGTTGGGACAAGGTAAAAGCTCTTGGTGATAATCACGTTGTCTTATCTGTAGAGAACTTTGGGAAGGCTGATGTTTATTGTATGGAAGTCGAGCCAAACCATAATTTTGTAGCGAATAGCGTCGTTGTCCACAACTGCATTACCGCCGTTAAAATGCAGGCTGCTGGTTGTATCCCTGTCTGTACGAATGTCGCGGCCTTAGATGAGGTCGTTCAGTACGGGCATAAGTTTGATATCCAAGACATGTACTCAAATAAAGAAGCTCAAGAGAAGTTTATCGAAAAGATTGTCTCTTCAATGAACGAAACGGATCGCGCTGAAATGATGAAGTGGGCAAGAGAAACTTGGGGCTGGGATGTGGTCGCTAAACAGTGGAGTGATGAGTTTTTAGGCTAATATGTTTAGCAATTTTTTTCTTGGAAATGGAAGACGGGGCATGTATTTGTACTGCTTCGGGAAATCATTTCATTTCAACCCATGGTTTTCTAGCTATAGGTATAGATTATTTACCTGGCTCTCAAAAGTTTCATTGAAAATAGCTTATAAGCAATCAGCGAAACTCGGCAGAACTGGGGCGATTGGTGGAACGACTGGGTGGGAATTACACAAGTTTTTCTCAAGATATTCAAACTAATATGGCTGAATGGCTAAACCCATATGACCTTCCAGAAGATGACGAACAGCGTCGCCTTCACTTAGGACGCTATAACTGGGCTAAAGAACACATAAAAGGCAGTGTGGTAGCTAACGCCGCCTGCTCATGTAACTATGGATACTCAATTCTCAATGACGGTACTCGGTTGGTTATCGGTTTTGACCGCAATCCTGTCGGTCTTAATCTTGCTCGCTCAAGTGGAGCTGATTTGGTTATTGAAAAAGACATCCAAACCTATAGCTTCCAAGGGTTTACCACGCTCGTCTGCCTCGAAACTTTCGAGCACTTGCGAGACCCCTGGAGTTTCCTCCGGAATCTTTCACTAAGCGTAAATGAGTTAGTTTTAAGCACCCCAATCATTCCGACTAAACACTTTAACGAGTGGCATCTACATGACTTCACAGAAAGAGAAGTCTTAGACGGGTTAAAAGAAAATGGATGGAAGATTGAACGGACGGCGTACCAAGATGAAGACCAATTTTTGCCTAATCACACTTACATTTTAGTTTATGCAACAAGATAACCTAAACGAGAATAAACCACGCGATAACGGACACATCTGGGATTTATTTGATATTGATAATGCAAAAGAATTTTTGAGACAAAAGGAGTACGGGGAGAAGCACCCGTCACGTCTGGCTGTTTTTGACTGGTTGAAAAAGAACGCAAAGAAAGGGGACAGTGTCCTAGACATCCCTTGCGGATCTGGAATCGACTATCCGGCACTGAGTAAACAGTTTAAGTACACGGGGATGGATAAGACCTCGGTCATTATTGAAGGGATTAAAAAGAACTATCCAGACGTGGACGCCCGAATTGGGGATATTCGCTCAATTCCTCTTAAAGATGGTGAATTTGACTGGGTGTATGCCCGAGCAATCTTTGAGCATCTCTGTGACATGAAAGACGTGGAGACAGCGATGAAAGAATGCTATCGAGTAGCTAAGAAAGGCTGCATCTTCTCCTTTTTCATTCCACTCTCAGATAAGGAGCGAATTGTCTGGAATGACCACTATTTCAACAATGTCTATAAGAAATCAGACGTTGAGGAAATCATTGGGAAGTTGGGCAAGTTTACGCATGAGTTCGTCGCAGTCGATGATGTTGAGTTCATTGATTCGTACGATACCTACTACCTGATCAAATGAAATACGCCGCTTTAATCCTTGCCTATAATGAATCTAAGTTGTTAGAGGCATGTTTGAAGCAATTTCCACCGTGGATTGAGAAGATACTTGTTCTCGTCTCTCAATCCCCATGGAAGGGTTCACGGATTCCAGGTATCGGCGTTTCAGTTGATGTGTGTAAGGCTCAAACTGACCCTAGGATTGAATGGGTGACACTTAACTGGAGAACGGAACAAGAACAAAGAAACTGGGGGCTGGGGAGGTTATACGGCTTTGACTGGGTCATCATTACCGATGCGGACGAGTACTACACCAAAGAAGACTGGCAGAAAATTAGGAGACTCGATAATCAGAGTGATACAGTAGCGATAGCAAATCAGATCAAAACCTACTGGAAGACTACGGAATGGGAATTTTCACCAAAAGACACTCACAAACCTGTCGTAGCAATACGACCAGACAAAGCAACATTCTTTGATAAAAGGGACGTACCACATGACCATCCTCGGGTAGAACTCCCGATAGTGATGCACCATTTCTCATGGGTTCGGACGGATGAAGAGACCAAACAAAAAATTCAAAACTGGATGCACGCAGATGATTTCGACGGTGACGAGTGGTATCGGACGAAATGGTTGAATTGGAATCCAGAAGTAAAAAACATCCATCCCTATAAAGAGGGGATAAACGCACAAAGGACTGAATGTCCTAAAGATATATTAGACCTATTCTAAGGGGCGACATTACCCGCCCATCATCCATAGGTTCCGCGCCTCTTACCTATGACGTGTTGGGTGGATAATGCTTGGAAGGTCTACATTTGAATGTTATAGTCCTACAAAAGGGCGCGCCTATTTATTATGGCCGTCTTAGACCCTGTAAAAAACTTTGCGAAAGTAACCGTATCAACTGGTTACGACGCCTCTGCAACATCCATCGCTCTGTCCTCTGGACAAGGGGCAAAATTACCCGCCCCATCGACTGATGGTTCTTTTAATCTTGTTTGGTGGAACTCAACGGACTATTCAGATCCGTCTGATGACCCGAATGTTGAAATCGTCCGCTGTACCGCTCGTTCTACGGATACATTAACCGTGACTCGTGCTCAAGAAAGCACTTCAGCCTCAACGAAAAACACGGCTGGAAAGACCTATAAAATGGTCTTAGCTCCGACTAAAAAGCTGGTTGATGACATCGGTACGAATTACGTTGATTTATCTACCGCTCAGACCATCACGAATAAGGTAATTAATGGGGCGAATAACACGCTTTCCAATGTAAACCTAGCCTCACAGGTAACGGGTAATCTTCCGGTTACGAATCTTAACAGTGGGACAAGTGCCTCATCGTCTACCTATTGGCGCGGCGATGGGACGTGGGCTACTCCCGCAGGTGGTGGAGACGTATCGTCAACCGGCTCAACTTCCGTTGACTCAGAAGTCGCCCTATTCTCAGGAACGGGCGGGAAGACGATTAAACGCGCCTCAGCAACGGGAATTGCTAAGCTGGCCTCTGGCGTGCTTTCGGCTGTTACGGCACCTTCTGGGGCAATCGTGGGGGACACGGACTCACAGACGCTGACGAACAAGACACTGACGACGCCAACAATCGCTAGTTTCGCAAACGCAACACACAATCACACGAACTCCGCAGGCGGTGGACAACTGACTGACGCTGCACTCTCGTCGCAGGTAACAGTTTCAAAGGGTGGTACGGGTAACACTTCGACGACTGCTTATGCAGTTATTTGTGGTGGCACGACCTCAACTGGAGCCTTTCAAGCTGTTTCCGGTGTTGGTACTTCTGGTCAGGTTCTGACCTCAAATGGAGCTGGAGCACTTCCAACGTGGCAAACGGGAGGCGGTGGAACAGCTGACTATTCTTGCCGCATTAAACAGACGGGTACGACTTCACTTTCTACCACTTGGACGGCTCTGGCATTCGCAGGAGAAGATTTTGATACGGATACGATGCACGATACTGTTACGAACAATACCCGTATCACATTCACCCACGCAGGGAAGTACATGGTTGGCGCTTCACTCAAGATTAGCGCGAACGTCGCAAACGGTGTCCGCATTAAATTAAACGGGACAACGGTTCTCGCTTCACAGAAGCAGGGCAATAGCTCGTCCCCTGAACACTGTAACGTCAGTACCTTGTATAACTTCTCAGCAGCTGATTATGTCGAATTTGAGGGGTATTCTGGTTCGGCACAAAACTCGTCAGGAGACTCCGAAACGAATGCCTACGCTTTCCATGTAGCCTAATATGTTTGGCGGATACGCATACGGCGGGGGTGTATATGGATACGCTATTTCTAGCGGTAGTTCGCCGTCCGTCTGCCAACTATGGTCAGTGGAAACAGTGCAGACGGCTAGTTGGTCTAGTGAGACCGTTCAATCTGCCTCATGGTCAAATGAATCTGTAACTTCTACGAGTTGGACGAATGAAACTGTGACTGGCTTATGTTAGTTGACGCTTACTTGCTTTAGTTTGTGTTTGCTAATGAACACTTGATATACTCATTCAAAAGGGCGCGAACCTAATTGGTTTGCCTCTTTATGACACCTAGTGAAATAGTCACTCGCGCACGTTGGCTCACGAAAACAAGCTCAACCGATGGAACCGCGGCTGATACAGACCTCCTTCCAATCCTGAACGACTACTATTCTCGTCAGATTATTGATTTTGTTAATACAAACGAGGATTTATTTGGTGTTAAGTCAACAACTTCTCTCAATGTCGTCTCGGATCAGGAAGCCTATGCCCTCCCAAGTGATTTGATTCGGGTTAAACGGGTTGAAATCACTTACGACGGAACGAAATGGTACAAGGTTCATACAAACGATGATGGACAGGTTCAATGGACAGCCTTAGACCCAACATCAATCAACAATCAGTTCAATCAATCCGACCCATACGCGGATATTTTTGGTTCTGCCCTGTATCTTCGACCGATTCCGACAGCAGCTGTAAGCGGTGGGCTTCGCATTTGGTATATCCAACGCCCTAGTCAAATATCAACCATGTCATCGAGCATCCTTACCCCAACCGATTACCACGGATACTTGATTTATGGGGTGGCTGGAGAAATTGCGACTCGAAAAGGGGATCAGGCTATGGCGGCTCAAATGTTTCAAAAGTGGGAAGACGGACGTAACAAGATAAAAGAGACTTTCGCCCCTCGTAATCTTGATTTGTTGGTGGATTTTACCCCACTGCCAACACGCTATAGCTAGTATGAGCCAGAGACTAGTAATTGATAACTTTTTAGGGGGTCTAGCACCTGGCCGATATATTGGCGACCCTTTAACGCAAACCGACCCATCCAGCGCGGGTTGGTTTCCTGTACACACAGCGGCTCCGGACAGTGGTCTGAATGAGATCAACGTTCTTCAAAGAGGGTACCAATTAGACACGATTACTAATGTCTCTGCCATTGTTGGCGATGTTAAATGGGTTCGCTCTTTTTCTCGTACAGGTGGATCATACGCATACATTTTGAGCGTGAACGACGGGGCGTCTGCAAACAAAAACGTCCTGCATCGTTTAGACATGTCGAGTGCTACTATCACAAACTCTGGTTCATGGCCTCATGTCCTAGCAGCAAACTCCGATTCGCTCGGCTTAGAGTTTTACACGACTTCGGGGACAAACTATCTCTATTACGCTCATGGGGCTAATTTGGGGAGATATGACCTTAACGTAACTTTCTCTGATACGTTTAAGACGACTCTTGGAACGACGTGTTTAGGTGAAACTATCCCGCATCCAATGGTTCAGGGTAACGGGAAGCTTTTTATCGGAAATTCAAACTACTCAGCGAACACCGCCTGTATCGCGACATTAGTAGACGCAACGTTTACGGAATCCGCGCTTGACTTATCAGCCACGCAGCAAATCGTTCGTGCATTAGAGTTCAACCGAAACTATCTTTATATCGCAACAGCGTCATCCAGTACCTCTGGATCGAGCTATCGTTCTCCTGCCTATTTGTATATTTGGGATGGAGTTTCGAGCGGCTGGCAGGAACAGTATCAATTCCCTGAAGAAGATTTTACGGCAATCAAAGCCTATAACGGGCAGATTTATTGTTGGGGACGTCGTGGGATGTACCGTTTTAATGGTTCTGGTTTTGACATGATTTATCCGGCTACCGCAGGCCCTGGGTATCCTTCAGCAGTAGATATTTCTCCTAATGGTTTTGTTTATTTTAAGGGGACTGGAAACGATGGGAGTGCGGGGATTTATGCGTACGGATCGCCTGACCCGCAACTAGCTCCGAAGATGTACCGACCATACGAAACGAATGGCGGTAACGCTTTAGCTTTATTCTGGGCGAACAATACAAATCTTTACTGTGCGTATGGTTCAGGTGATAGACTCCGCCGTTTTTCCTCATCTGGTGCAAGTGGGTACGGAACAGCAACCTGGAGCACGCCAATGATGAAGTTCCCACAGCCCGCCCGTCTAACTTCCATCCAGGCGTTCTATCAATCACTTCCAAGCTCTTCGGCTTTTACAGTCAGTTGGACGCCAAACACGAGCAGCGCAGTTGTTCTCATGTCTGTCTCTACGTCTGGGACGACGAGCCAAAAAAAGCACATTGATGGGTGTGTTGATGATATTTGGCAACTGAGCATCACCCACACGGCGGGGAAGACGCCGAAGATTCTCTCACTCATCGCTGAGTACGAATTTGAACAAGACTAATATGGACGAACAAGCAAAAAAATACGAGGAACTAAGCCGAAAGTTTGAAGAACTCAGCCGACAGTTTAAGGATTTACAGACTCAATCAAACTTGGCTACGCAGTTTCTAAAGGGTGCTCGTGTTCGCGTAGACAACCTAGAGGGTTCTTTCAAAACGCTCACCGTAGCGCCGAGTACAGGGTTCCAAAACGGCTCACTCGTTCTTACGGATATCTCAGGGACGAGAAAAATAAATGTCTTGATTAACGGGGCTTGGTATTCCGTAACCGTAACCTAATATGAACTTTTCAGACCAACAAATCCAAGGATTGAACGCGGCATATAGCCGACAACAGAGCGGGGGAGCGAATGCCACAGACCAGGCAAATCTTGCCTATGCTCAAAAGAACGGTTGGACACCTTCCACGACTCCAGCAGCTCCGACACCAGCACCAACGACTCCAGTAGTAACGCCGACAGCTCCAGGGGCGAATGTACCAGGATCGAACGTCCCAGGCTCTCAGCCAGCTCAGCCAAGTTTAGAAGTTAAACCTGGTACGTTTTCAGCTTCAAAGTTAAAGGACTATTACGACAATTTGGGTGCATCCCTGAAGCAGCAATCAGAGGCATATAAGAGCCTTCAGTCATATCAAGCTCCTGACTATCAATCTTTGTACAATCAGAGCTATACGAGCCAAATCAAGCCTCTGGAGACACAGATCACAGACACCACGACCAAGATTAACGCCATTGACGACTCTTTGCGGAGTATTGAGCAGGATGTTCGGAATGAAATTGGAGGTCGGGCTTCGGAATCAATCATCCGAGCGGAAGTCGCCCGTCGCGCAGCTCCACTTGAGAATCAGCGTCAGAGCCTTGTATCCCAATACAATGCCTTTAACACTCAACGCCAGCAGAGCTTAGAAGGTATCAACACTCAGCTTGGACTTGCAGAGAAAACAGCAGCAGGGCAACTTTCGAGCCTCCAGATGCAAGCGCAGCTTGCGGATAATGTGGTCAATCAATTTCAAACATTGGTCGAGAAAGGTGAAATGGCTACTGAGAAAGAAAAAGATAACTTCCGCCAGATGTTCGGCACGCTTTTACAACAGTCCCCAGACGTCCTCCGCAACCTTACGCAAGATGAACTCGCCCAACTCAGTCAGGGCTATGTTCCTCAAACCGTAATGCAAAAGATCGGAAGCACGATCAACGAACAGAAACTTGCACAAGAGAACGCCAAAAAGGACGAAGTTAAAAAGGCGTCAGCTTCGCAGATTCTCACTCGCGCCTATCAGCTTCAGCAGCTTGCAAGTGAACAGGGTCAATCAATGAGCACGTCCGATGCTATCGCTCAGGCTCAACAGGAATATGACTTTTTGAACGGTTCCACGGGTACGTCTGGAGGCGGCAACGCTGGAGCATCTGGCTTCCCATCATCCGGTGCTCAATCTGGTTTTAGCGGGCAGAACGGGATGAGGACTGACCGACACAACAACCCAACAGCCATGACAATCGACGTCGCCAAGACAGGTGGACTTGTCGAGGGTGTTGATTATGTAAAAGGTGATCCATTTACGTCTGGAGGAAAAACATACTACACGGCTAGGTTATTAGGTGACCCTATTAGCACCACAGTAAAAGCCATAGACAAAATGGGCTTCTACACTTCCGGCGGCGCTCAACGATGGACGCATACCGCATATACAAAGAACCAATGGGACGCGATGGATAGCGAACAGAAAAAACAGGTGGTTATCGACATGTACAAGAAAGAGGGTGGCAATGGTTCACTTGCAGGTAAACAAGTGGCACAAGGGTCTCCAGCGCCTGTGGCAACAATCACCCAGTCTTTTGACGACTACATTAAAGAAAAGGAAGCAGCGAGCGGCATGTCTTTCACTCCAGCTAAACGTCAGCAGGAATACAATAACTACTTGGCAAGTCAAAAGCAGGCAACAACCGCAGCCGTTAAAGAAGCTACGGGTAACGTGTTCGAGCCTATTTTGAAACAAGCAGATACAAAATTTACGCCAGAATTTTATCAAACTAAATTAGGCCAAAAACTTTCTGATAAGGAAGCGTCTGCTAAAAAAGATTTTGAAAGCAACCAAATCGTTAAAGACTTTATTAATGTCCAGTCCAAGGTATCAGAAATGCAAAAAGTACTTGATTCAGGAGTTGGAGGTCCGGCAGATTTGGACACGGTATTCCTTTTCATGAAGGCATTAGATCCTAATTCAGTTGTCCGTGAAACTGAATTTAACAGTGCCGCTCAATCAGGGAATATCTTTAATGGCATTTGGTCTAAATTCAATGGGTATTTCAAGGATGGTGGCGGCTTCCTTCCTGATTCAGTTAAAAATGACTTCTTGACTCTCATGAAGAAGACACTTGAGTCAAAGACTTCCGCATATAACAACTACGCAAATCAAACTCGAAACATTGCCAAAAATAAAGGCATGAACCCTGACAATGTGGCTATTGAGTTTAAGATCGATACGTCAGGATTAAAGACGAGTCAGAATAGTCAATCTAGCGGTCAAAAATCTGATCCGTTAGGCATTGGAACATCTAAGCAATCCGATCCACTTGGAATCTTCTAATATGACTTACGAAGAATTGGGACAAAAGGTAAAAGCGAAGTACCCAGATTATGCGTCAATCTCTGACGCTGATTTGGGTAAAAAGGTCGCCGCAAAGTATCCAGAGTATCAGAGCCAGATAACAGAAGGCTCTAAGCTCCAAACGTTCAAAAACGTTGCCAATACGGTCAATCAAGGTGCGAGAGATTTGTTCGTCGGACAGGTTAAAGGACTTGGCAGCACTCTAGCCGGTGCCGCTTCTTTAGGAGAAAAGGGGCTTAACTACGCCTCCGAAAAACTATTCCCAAATCTTGGGATCAAAGGATCAGACCAGACGCAGGGAAACAAATTGCAGCAAACAGCTTTAGCACCTCAGGGAATAGCCCAAAACGTAGGTTTTGCATCTGAACAAATCGGGGAACTCATGACCCCAGTCGGTGCCGGAGCCTTGGGTTCAAAGTTAGCCACAATGACCCCAAAATTGGGCAAAGCGGGCGGAGCAGTTCTATCTCTAGGTAAAGGGCTTATCTCCGGTACGGAGAACGCTTTGAAAACAGCAGTCCAATCTGGGGGAGACGGTACGCAAACAGCTACCTCATTCGGAGTCGGTGCAGCCGTCCCAATCGCTTCCGATGTTCTAAAGAAACCAATTACTAAACTGGCCGAAAGAATCTATCAATCCGCCCTTAAACCTAGCGAAGATGCTTTGGCTCAGGGTGTAGTCAAAACAGGATTGAAAGAAAAAGTTTGGCTTACTAAAGGAGGAGTAGAAAAGGCAGCGCAAAAGATTGATGATTTAGAATCACAACTTGATGAAGCGATCAAAGCAGGTGCCGCAGAAGGAAAGACTATTCCGACAGATGGCCTAAAGAAATTTGTTGATCCTATTCGTGGATGGTTTGAAACGGTTGATGTAAAAGCTTCAAAAGCCGCCCAGGAATACATTGACGACACCTTAAAAACTTTCAAAAAGAAATACGGTAACGAAATTCCAATTGAGGAGGCTCAAAAGTTGAAGGTAAACACCATGCGCTTGATCCGTAACTCGTACGGGGAACTTTCAAACGTGCAGAAAGAAACACAGAAACAAATGGCTCGTTTCTTAAAAGAGGGTATCGTTGAAAAATCGCCAGTGGTCGGAGATGTAAATTCCCGATTAAAGAGCCTTTATGCTCTGGATGAAGCCTTAGGAAAGGCATCTAGACGTATTGGAAACTTGAACCTTTTAGGACTAGGCTTGAAAGCTGGCAGCGCTTTAGGCGGTGGTAAAGGTGCAGTCATGGGCATGCTCGGAGACTTAACAGACAAGGCAGCAGTCAAATCTGGCGCAGCTATCGGGCTTAATAACTTTGCGAACTTAGCAGGTCAGGGGGTAACAAATGCGAAAGCTCCGGTTACTTTCTTGCTCAATAAACTGATAGAAAAAACGAGAGGGAACTAAAATAGCCTACATGGGCTATTTTTTGTTACTTTCTTTCCAGTCGTTTAGAAAGGATGAATTGTGTATTGCTTCTAGCTTTTCTAGGATGGCCGCCAGTAACTTCGCAAGATTATTTGCCTCTACTAAAATTAAAAGTATCAATACTGCTAATAGAATGTTTGTAATGAGCATATTATCCACCAAAAGAAGATACGCCGTTGCCAGATGCGTACATCCCTTCAATTGAGTCAACTGATATCTTCAAATATGAAGACGGCCATTTGAGTGATTTAGCGAATGTTCGGAATACAAATGTTTCTCCAGGTTCTAGGTTCTTTTCTATTGAAATATCAAACTGGCCGCTAGAATTACCATTTTTGTATACCATCCCAACTTCACCGCAAGCACCGACATCTCTACAATCATAGCTTTGTACATACCACTCGATTTGATCCGACCCCTCAACCGTGAAGGAGATTTTTTTGAGCGTAACGGGAACCTTTGACGTATTTTCAATTTTTACATTTCCAGAAACATAGGAATTTAGAGCAAGTACTGAGCCTGAGCCACTTAAATAAACGGTCTTGCTTTCCTCTTTGACCTCTTGCGGTTTAATTTCTGTCACCTCGGACGGCTTTTGTTCGGCAATAACAGGCACGGATATTGGGCTTGAAACTATAGGCCAGTTAATACTTGGTGCTGACTGCTGAATGTTTTCTACTTTAGGGATATTTTGTTGCACCGGTTGACGGTTTGGCATAGCAACCAATCCGATTGGGTTGCCGTATAAACGCATATTTTCCGCCTCTCGTTCTAATTGAATCTGTACGGCTGTTTTCTCTTGTGGCTTGTTATCTATCTTTTTCTGATCTTCCTTTATACACAAAGCCCAGTTTAACCCCATCGAGCGGATGACTTTATCGCCCTTAGAATAGACTCTTTTCGAGTATTTTGACTGTACTTTCTCGCATTTCAATAGTTCTACCCGTGTTTTTGGGGTATACGTCTGCGCGGATGCAACAATCGGTACCAAGCTCAACAGAGCAAATAAACTAACAATATAGCGCCTCATATGTTTTTATCGGTGTAGCTTAAAATAGTGATTTTGTCAACAGTATACACCATCCAGAAATAGAGGAGCGTGGGATTAGTACTTTTTGCCATTGAACACTCGTCGTGTACAATACAAATGTATGAAAACACCTAAATCAGTTGCCAAACGCGTCATGAAGGCTGCAAAGGCCGTCAAAGGCTCGAAAAAGGCGAAAAAGTGCTAATTAAAACAATCAAATAAAAGGGGTGCGAAATAATTTTCGTATCCCTTTTATTTATGCCATATCCAAGCGATGCGGTATTTCACAAATACACATCTTCAGATCCAACTTTAGCAAGTGGCGATACCATTCAATCACGTTGTGACTCTATCGGAGCTGCCTACAGCAAAGAAATTTACGCCTCTACAGCAGAAGACAATGCCGTCGGAGTTTTGAAGGTTGAGGAACGCTTCAGCTACTCAAACATCACGTCAGCAACTACGACCACCGTTAAATCTGGGTCTGGTTTTCTGCACTGCATCACGATCAACACTACAGCCGCAGGTACGATTACCATCTACGACAACACGGCTGGTTCAGGGACGAAGATAGGCACATTGAAAGCATCGGTTGCTGAAAATACGTACTACTTCGATGCGACTTTCGGGACAGGTTTAACCATCGTAACCGCTGCCGCTTCGGATATCACCGTTTCGTGGCGCTAATATGAAATACACCATTCTCTCTCTAGGTAAGGATACGCGCGTCAAGTTTGACCATGACGACGGTACGACCTCAACTCAAACGATTGCCGATCTTCCAACGGAATCGCTCGAACAGCTTGAAGCGGCTCTTGTCGAATATGAAAAGGCATATGTCGCAGGTAAAGCTCTTGAATCTATCCAAGTAGCCCCTGAAGTCCAAGCCATCGTTGGTAAACCTCAAACGGTCTAAAAGAAAATATGCCACGAAGCGTCCAACTCAATTTACCTGTAGCTGGGGCCTCCTACACGACTGGTTCGTTAGGAGGTCTTGCATCAGGCACAAATGCGGTGTTTAACGTCTCAAGTCAGACGGTTTTTGGGCGCTTTATGTTCCGTTCATTTGACTCTGG